GAGTCAGGAGTATTACCTCAAGAACAAGGCCAAAGTATCTAGGAAGAACAGAAAGTATTATGAAGAAAACAGAGAGAGGGTACGGAAGCAGCAGCGGGAATATTACCTGAAGAATAGGGAGCATCTTAAGGATGTTCGCAGGGAGCACTATCATGCCAACTGGAAAGAATGCCGTGAGCGACAGGCGAAATACTACAAAACGTACAGGGAAATACTGAATGTAAAGAGGCAAGAGTATCTCAAGGGCAACTCCAGAGCCAGAATGGTTAAGAACCTTAGGAGCAGATTAAGCTCAATAATGAGAGGGAAGAGCAAGAACACGATGGATTTCATAGGATGCGACAGGGGCCACCTCAACAACCACATGGAGGTTCAGTTCAAGAAGGGCATGACTTGGAAGAACTACGGGAAGGTCTGGGTCGTGGATCACCATATCCCAATAAGCGCATTTGATTACAAGAACCCCAAGGAAGTCGATGCCTGTTGGCACTTTAGTAATTTGAAGCCCATGTGGGTTAAAGAAAACATGAGTAAAGGGAGTACAATATGCTTAGAAAGATAAAGGCCATGCTTCTGTTCGCTAAATCAGTCGAATGGGTGGATGAGCCGTCATGGGAGATAGATGATGCCAAGAGGTTTAGTCAGTTTTTGGCGTCTGATACTGGTATAAAGCTTAAGGGTACGTTGACGAACATGACCTTACGGATCAACTCGCGATGTATTCAGAGTAAAAAAGACCTTGCCTTTGAAGCGGGTTTTGCTAATGGTTTTAGAGGAGCTGTTTCAAGCCTAGAGGGTTTGGCCGACTCTGAACTTTACGGAAGTCAGGATGATGGCGAGCCTGATCTATCCGAACTTATTCGCCAGTAAATACATTTACGTTTTTGTATCGGGGCGTGATTGAAGAGTAGGTACATACAGGGCATCAGTGTGTGCGGGATGTCTTGATGAAATGCACTAAAGTTATGAGTGAAGAGAATGTTACGACATTGGAGCAGCTACAAGATATGGCTGCGGAACAGGACAGGTTGTCAGGGTACGATAGTGGGGAAACCCAAGCAGAAGTGCCAGCAGCGGAAATCTTAAACCGGAAGGAATCCCCGTCTGAGGCGGGTAAGAAGCTGGAAGAACCTCCAAAAGAGGAACCGAAAGCCGAACCAAAGGCAGAAGAAGCACCGCTGGAAGAACCTGTCCCTGATCTGGCCGCTGGGCCTCCTGAAGTCGAAAGCAGCTCTTTGAAAAGTGAAGCTACGGACAGCCGAATGGCAAAGTCTGAAGGGCGACTGAACGATTCTTGGAAGAAATTGAACGCCAAGAAGGGTGAGGTTGAGGAAATGAGGCGTGAAGTTGAGGAGCTGAGAGGCATCCTGAACGACAAGGCCAAGCCTGAAGAGTTTGTTGATGAGGATGGAAGTACCGCAGCAGATTATGAAGCCGCAGCCAAGAGCTTTGAACTGGAAGGTGAGCACAAATTAGCTGAAGAGGCTATGAGGCAAGCTGAGTCAGTTAAGGCACAGGCTAGGGGGCAACAGGTGGCAAAGGTGGATGACTCATTCAAGCGAGAGTGGTCGGACAACTTTGACAGGGCCGCTGACTCTTATCCGGAGTTACGTGAGTCCGATTCTGTTTTCCGAAAAGCGGTTAATGGTTTGCTACAGGAACGTCCGGTTCTCGCGACATATTCTGGGGGCATCATTGACGCAGCCGATATAGTTGCAATGAAGATGTCATCCGAACAGTCTAATGAGCTTCGGGAACAGATTAGTACGCTCAGTGATGAGAATGCTGGTCTAAAGTCTAAACTATCTATCGGTGGTTCAGACCCAACAGGTGCGCCACAAGCCCCAAGAGGGTTCGCAGACATGACTCCTGAGGAGCAGTTCGCCAACCTACAAAAGAGGGCTGCGGAGGTGGATGCTGCTGGGGGCTACTGATATACAAGTGCATATATTAAATTATGGCTACACTATCAACAACCAACCCCGCGTCGATTGCAGACGAGTATCAAACATACTTCAGTAAGCAGTTGTTAGATTACGCGGTACAGGGTTTACGAAAAGCTGAGTTTGGAAAGACCGCACCACTACCTAAGAATGCTGGTGCTCAAACTATCCGATTCTTCCGCTTTAATGAACCATCAGCAGCCAGCGTGGTAGACCTTACTGAAGGAACCGCGATGGCATCTAGCGCATATCGTGAGTTAACGCTTGCGTACGTCGAGGCGACTCTGAACCAAGTCGGTCAGGTAATCGCTGTAACGGACGTACTCAACGCTACCTCGTTACTAAACATCATGTCCCAAGCCATCAAAACAAATGGTGAGGACGCTGCGTTATACTGTGACAACCTTATCCGTAACGAGCTGGTTAATTCCGGTGACACGGACGAGAGTGACAGTCGCACCAAGAAGTATTCCGGTGGAGCAACCACGTTTGCCGAGCTGGATGCCTTGACGGATGCGAACGGTAAGATTGACGCAACCGACCTATTGGACAGTGTTACCCAGTTGAAGATTAACCGTGCTCCCCAAATTGCTGGGCAGTATGTGATGATTGCTTCACCGCAGGTAACACGCGACCTAATGAACAACTCTGACTGGCTCGAAGCCCATAAGTACAGTGCTGTTCAAGGTTTGTTTAAGGGCGAAGTGGGATCGTTCCACGGTGTCAAGGTAATCGAGGACACAAATCCTTATATCGAGGGATCAGCCGCAGACAAGGGAACCTACAATGCTTCTGGCGATGTGTTCTCATCTATTGTCTTGGGTGGTGACGCCTTTGGTGTTCCGGCATTAGCTGGTGAATCACCGAAGTCTCCGTCGATAGTTATTACGGATACTCCCGATAAGAGCGATCCGCTTAACCAAACCACGACAATCGGCTGGAAAGCATACTACTGTGCCAAGGTGTTGAACGAAAACTGGTTCATCGTCTTGCGTTCAAAGTCTGCTTACTCGCACGGTGGTGCGTAAGTCTAGTTATTAACAACTGGGGGAGCCTAAAAAACTCCCTCGGTCTTTAATTTTTATGCCGCTATACGTTTACGAGAACGATAAGGGAGAGAGGGTAGAGGAGTTGAAGCTCCCCAAGGATAGGGACAAATGCCCAGTCGGATTCAAGAGGATTGCCGAACCCCAACCAATCTCCCTTACAGGAGCCGCATCCAACCCAACCAACATGAAGGAGGGAGTATTGAAGGGATACTATAAGCAGGAGTGTGCGGGCGGTAGCAGGTGGAAGTCTGAATTCAGCAAGAAACAAATTAAAAACGCATGGAGTAACTAATGCCTAGAGAAGATATTAACGATGTAGGGCGTCCCGTATCCAACACAACTTGGGACAACGATCTAATAGTCAGGAGGGGTGGCGGCGTAATGCTGGGGCTTCTTGGGTCATCTAAAAACACAAGCGCACAATGGGTGATGGTATTCGATAGCAAGACTGCTGTTAGCAATGGCACTGCTCCGGCGATACACCCCATATTCATTGCCGCAGAGGACAACTTTTATATGGAGATTCCGGTAAGGGGCATGAACTTTGAGAACGGGATTTATGTAGCAAACTCAACCACTGACACGACGCTTACCTTAGGGGCTTCTGACTGTTGGTTTACGGCGGTGATAATATGAGTCAAAGTAAATCAACAGGCGGTGGAGGCGGTACGGCAATATCCGGAACACCCGCTGACAGTCAAGTCGCCGTCTGGACGGATGCCTCCACGATTGAAGGAACGACTGGGTTAACCTTTATTGGGGCTGATGCTAATGTAAAGAAGCTAGGAATCGGAAAGGCTGTTCCTAGTTACCCGATTCACATTGATACTGGTACTGAGGACGCGTTTATTTCAATTCAATCCAGTACGGATAAGTCATTAGCCCTTGGTTCAACATCTACTAAAGGCGTATTTCAGTGTAATCAGGATTTTCAAATACAAACTGGTGGGGCCAGTAGGCTTAACATCGGTGATGCTGGGGACATTGGTTTTTACAACACTTCCGCAGCGGTAAAGATGACATGGGATGCCACGAACTCTCGCCTCGGCATCGGGACGGCTGGGCCGAGTAGACCCTTACACATTGTACAAACTGACACAACGACTGAGGCCGCGATTGCGATTGAAAATAGTTACGTGAGCGGAGCAGATGCGTCAGCTTGGTTCAAGACTGTTGATGGTGAATGGGCGATTGGAATAGATCAATCCAACTCAAAAGCATTTACGTTTTCTCAGGCGTCTGTTTTAGGTTCTAATGATAGATTAACCATCACCACTGGCGGCAACGTCGGCATCGGAGTCACTGACCCTGACGAACAGCTTGAAGTTGCAGGAAGGATTCACATATCCAGTGAGGTTGCCGCGCCCTCTGCTCCTGCTGCTGGAAACGGTGGAATACTTTACACAAAAGCCGATGGGAAGCCTTACTGGATTTCAGATGATGTTGCAGAGACTGACCTAACATCTGGCGGCGGTGGCGGCTCATCGCCGTGGACGACATCGGGTACATTCATTTACCGCGACTCAAAGGTAGGCATCGGCACTGGAGATGTTGTGACCAGCCAGAGCGAATGTTTGGCACTCGCCGCCTCCTCCGCCACCACAACCCTCGCTGACATGGATGGGCCGGATTTAACCATCCGAAATACATCTAATACGGATAACAACTATGGATCAGTCAGGTTCATGGCATATGGAGACAGTGGTTCAACAACGGGGATTAACTCTGCCGTAGTTGGGATTACTACCGATCATGATGAAGGGTACGGTGATTTAGCGTTTATGACGCACAACGCTGCTGATGGCCTTACTGCAAGAATGCGGAT